CCGGAAACGCCCGGCACGTAGTTGTGACTCTGCATAAATCCTCTCAACCGGCGCGGAACCGGATATTCACGTTGATCTGATAGAAGCCTTCGTGCTCGCCTGCGTCGACCTGGCTAGCCTCGATGCACTCAAGGTCACCTTCAGTCCAGTAGGCGAAGTGCGCTTCCAGTGCGTCGGCCAGTTCATTCAGGCCGCGCATGCCGGTGCGCAGGCGGGCAAAGCACTGCACGACGATGATGCCGGGCTTGCGGGTGTAGGGCTGGCCGGCCATGCCGGCCATGAAGGCGGTCGCGTGCTGGATGTGTAGGCGGCACCATAGGCCGTCGGCAGGCGGCTTGAACACGCCTGAGCCGTCTTGGTTCTGAGCCGGGTACTGAGCGTTGGGATAGAAAATGCGTTCCTGCTCAATCCCGGTGAAGGCTACCATGCGCGCCGTGATAGCTCTGCGGATCTGCTCATAGGTCATGATGCATACGCCGCTGCCACGCCAGCGAAGGCGAGCCCAAAGACGCCGGACGGTGCTTGTTTCGAGTGACCATTCTCCAGCTTCTCCGCATACGGCAGATTGTTCTGGATGTAGATGATCGAAAATGGCTTGAGCCCTCCCAGCACAGACGCGCCTTTGCTGATCGAGGTCGAGCCCGTCGGGTCCAAGGTTTGGCTGTTCGAGAATACTGGCGAACCAATCGTGACTGTCGTGTTTCCTCGAAACCTGCCGGTGTCCACCGGGGAGCGGCTGACGATCTCGCCGAGCAGCGCCATCGCAATGATGCGCATCTGCTTGGTCATATCGCCTTCAATCTGAGCGATGAATGCTGTGGGGGGCGTGCTCCATCCGGCCATCAGATTTGCCTCAGTTGGATTTGATAGATGGCAGCTGTCGGATCGGTACCCACCGCGAGCACGTCATACCCGTTAATCTTGTGCCCTGCCTGCGGAACGCCTGTCACCTCGTTTGTGAGCGCGGTTAGTTGCTGGTCTGATGCCTTGATGCTCTCACCGTCAATCAGGCTGGCCTTGTAGCTCCCGAAAATTCCGCGCCCGCTGTATTCAATAACGGTCGGTGGCCCGCTGATTTCGCTGACAGGGTCCCAGCTACCCGGCAGAGTTATGCCGCCCGTGAACTGCTGTACGGCGTCAGCCAGGCCGTCAGGATCGTCGAACGCCTCAGCCAGTTCTGCCTGAATCTCTTCACGCATGCCCATGATCAGATCCTTTTCAGCATGATAGTGCCGGACCGTTTGATCCACGGCGCCAGAAGCGCGATAGCGAAGTTCTCGCCCTGAGACATGTCCGAACTGCCGGCGACGTAGGTCTTGCTCACGGAAGTTCCGGACTGGGCCGACACGGTCTTGCTCTGGACTTCTTTCTGCGTGGCTTTGTACAGATTGCCTGCGGCCGCCTCTTTGGCGACCTGAGCGCCAGCCGTTTTGATCTCAACAGGCGTCGGATCGGGAACGACTCGCTTAATCTTGGCCGTGAGCCAGGCGTTTGCCATCGTCACAGCAAGGACCGGATCACCTGTACCCGCCCAGGCAGGACCCAGCTGAGCATCAACATCGGCAACAGTGATGAAATCGGTCATGTGCTTGTCCTTATTCCTTCGGCACCAGGGCCTGCAGGTCTTCTTTCTTTGCCGTTGCGTCGAACTCGATACCTTTGCCGGCGAGCCACTCTTTCAGCTCCGGGACCTTCATTTTCAGAGGGTCGGTTTCCGGGGCCTCCTGCTCGATCTTCAGTGCTTCGGCGATCTCTTCTGCGGTGCTGCGGGATGCGTAGCCCTGCGGCGGGTAGTTGCTTGCCTTGTAGCCGGCAGCGATGTATTCCGAGACGGTTGGGCCGTCAAGACGCAGGCCATCGTCGCCCGCGGCGCTCACCTTGATACCAGCGCGCTTGTAGGCTTCGATGATGCTGGGGTTGTCACCCTGAACAACCACGTCAGTCGCCGAGCTGATTACTCCGAAGAATTCGCTCAGCAACCGATAGCAGACACCCGGCTCACTGCCGGGCTTATCGGTATAGATAACCTTCATGCTTGTCTCCATTTCGGCCGAGGCGCATCAAAGCGCCCCGCCGAGGATTGCTTACGGGGTAACAGTGCCGCTGATGACGCCGGCGAACGGGACCTGCTTGCGGTCGAAGACTCGCTCCCAGTTCGCGGCAGCCGCGTACTGCGTGGCGGTCGGGCTGAGGTTGCGGTTCTCGCCACCTTTCCAACTGAAACCGGCAGGCTGGAGGATCATGGTTTTCCGCTCCCACAGCACTTCGGCACCACCACCGTTACCACCGGATGGCTTGCGCTCCAGCTCTACCGGGTTCGCCGGGTCGCCTTCGCCGTAGCCGAATGCGCCTTGACCGAAGAAAACGGACAGGTAGCGACCAGTGCCATACAACAGGCTGTCGTCCATGAACACCGGCTTACCCAGGTAGGTGGCCAGGATGATGCGACCGTCGGAGTCACGCAGGTATTCAATGAGGTCCTGCTTGACCATCTGGTTCATCACCACGGAGTGAACACCAATGGCAGAGAACACATCGGCAGCATCACCAGACGTGAACGCCGCGTCCTGAAAAGCTCCAGCGCTGATGGTTGCGCCAGCATCCACGACCATGTCGCCCGCATCGTTGGCGATGTTCGAGGCAATGATGCCGCGAGCAGAGCCCAGCAGGTAACGCTGCCAGCGGCGAGTCCAGTAGGTACCGAAGCGGTTGCGGATGTGCTGCATCGGCTCGGTGCGGGCCAGTTCGGTGGTCAAGTCGGCCACACCATAGCCTTTGTTGAGGTAAAGCGTACGGGCGCGCATGCTGCCCATCTCGGCCTTACCGACCGCGCCCAGGTCATCCGGGTCGTCGTTGGAGATGTTCGGCTCTTCATCAGCATCCAAGTCTTGCCAGTAGGCAATTTCGGCGGTGCCCTGGCCGTTGGATGCGATGGCGTCCAGCTCAGGGGATTTGACGATGATGCCGGATTCGAAGACAGCGGTCTTTTCCGGCGAATTGACCGGCGCCAGATCGGCGTAGTAGTCACGAACGAAGATGTCCGCGAGTTGCGTGGTGGCCATGGATTAGGTTCCTTGAGTGGCTTTGAGTCGCTTGTATGCTTCGGGGTTGTCTCGGGCCAGAACTGCACGCTCTTGCTCGGTGTGATCCCCCCACTTTTTCGTGGCCTTGCCACCGTTGTCGCCGGTCTGCCCGGCACCCTGAGCCCTTGGCCATAGGTGTGTTGCTGTTTCACGCAGCGATTCCGCCCATTCGAGCGGTGACAGCGGGGTCTTGCCGTCCTTCCCGTAAACGACTTCGCCGTCCCGGTCGGTGGCAATGGCCTCGCCGTCTTCACTGAGTTTGAAAGTGCCTCGGGCGCGCAGGATGATGTCCTCAGCAGCCTCAGGAAGCGCGCCGGCCTTGATGGCGGCGGCGCGAATGGAATCAGCCAGCACCTTGTCGCTGTACTTGGCAGCGAAGGCCTCGGCTTTGTCGGCGCGCGTCTTCTCGGCGGCCAACTGCTTGTCGTAGTCGGTACGCAGGCGCTCGGTGCGCTTGGTGATTACCTCGTCAAGCTTGCCTTCCGCGAGCAGGCGGGTTTCCTCGTCCTGACCGACCTTGTTGAGCAGGCCCTTCACTGCGTCGATGTCCAGACCTTCAAACTGGGTTTTGAAGCCTTCCAGTTCGGTCTTGGTCGTGCGGAGAGAGCCGAGCAGTTCGGCGTTCTTGGTCTTCAAACCAGCGACTTGCTGATCGATGACCGCCTGAATCTCAGGGGTAATGGTCACGCCACCGCCGCCACCGCCGCCTTCATCGGTCGCATTCAGAAAAAGTTGTTTCAGCTTGAACATGGGTATCCCCTGGGGATTGATGGGCCGCTGACCTGATCAGCAGGCATAAAAAACCGCCCATAAGGCGGCTTGGAATTTGTGCGCCACGAGTTTTGGTAGACGCTTTTTGTGGCGCGGAATCAGTTCATACCGGCACGCTCAAAAGCCAGCGGCTCGCGCTGTTTGAGCTGCTCCAAGTTCAGCGTCCTACCGTTGTCATCAATGAATCGCTCAATCTTCAGCTCTCCTTTGCTAAACAGGTCATAGCGGCTCGGGCCCAGAACGTCGCGCTGGAATGCGGCTGGTTGCTTAGCGAGCCACTCGGGGTAGCTCGTCTTGCTACTGACCTGAGTAGCGCCTTCAGAACCTACCGAGGGCCGAACTGATCCAGGAATCTCGCGGGCATACTTCGCCTTGATAACAGGGATCAAGCTGGTACGGCACCGCCAGTGGTACGGAGGCCGCGGGCCGTCGAGCGGGATCACCGTCTGATCGACGCTCATGCAGAATATCGTCGTGCGTCCATCCAGCGTGGCTATGCGTTTCATACCTTCGAGGATGTCGTCGTTCGCCTTGAACGCCTCCACGCGCGCGGTGCTGGCGATGTGGTTGGTCATTGTGTTGACCAGTGCCATCGCTTGATCACGCTGCTTTACTCCCAACGGGTTCAATCGGCGCGCGATTTGCTGGCTTGTTTCTCCCAAAGCAGAACCAATCCTGACCTGACTGATGATTTCGGCCGATCTTTTGGTGGTGTACTCGTCGAGAGCTCCGGCAATGCTGATCTTCTGCCGCCCCTTACCGACCTCCAAGTACATCGGATCAGCCATCGCGGATGCAGCGATCATCTCGGCCGATGGCTTGCTATATTGAACGGAAGCCTTGATGACCTTGCCCAGCAGGGCCGCATTGAACGCCACCTCGTAAGTGGCGAGGTCGGACAGATCAAGTTTGGCTTGAACCGACATCTCGCTATACACGAAGTACAGGTCACGCTGCAGCGTTGCTATTTGCTGCTCGTAACGCTGAGTACCGTACTGGCTCAAACCCTCAGCCACCCTTCCCTTTGCGGCCTTGATGGCCTGCTCAATGAACTTGGCCAGTTTCTTCATGCTGCCGCCCGCGTAGCGCTGGACGTACACCTGGTGCCGGGTTGCAGCGTCAGTCAGAAAGCCTTCACTGCTCATCGCTTCCGCCTACGGGTGGCTCCATCGCCAACTCTTCGTCTATGTCTTCGTTGCTTCGATCGAGCGAAATCACCGCGCCTCGACGCAAGTTGTTGCGCAGGTCTGTCTTAGCGATGATCCCGTTCTGCCATAGCTGGAGCTGAGCAAGGATCTGCTGCGCTTCCGCCTCCGGCACAACAAACTCCGGATCAACTTTGAACGTGACTTCGTCCGGCTTGAAGCCGAGCCATTCGGCGGCGTAGCGCAAGCCTTGCTCGATTCCTGCGGCAGCGGTAGTCACAATGCTGTGCAGCGTCGCATGCTGGTCGTTCTGGCGGGTCTTGCGGGCCTCGCCTGATTCGGTGCCGCTCACGTCCATGACCTTGGCGCCCGCCTCCAGCGCGGCGCCTTTCTGGTCGGCCATGGCCTTGCGCACAGCCTCAACGCCTGCCCCCTGAAACTCCAGGTAGCCACATGAACCGTTTGGCCCAAGATCCCACGCAGCAGATGGGCCGGTCACGCTCAGCTCAACAGCCTCATCCAGGCCGGCGACCCACGGTTGCGGGTGACTGGTCTGGTGCAGCGCGGTGAAGTAGTCGGCGCTTAGCTGGTAGGACTTCAGCGCGGCACGAGCCATGGTCAGCAGCGGTATCTCATCCACATCAGGTGAGTTGTCAGTCGAGCCGCAGTAGATGACCGGCAGGTAAGGCAGGCCGCGTACAAGACGATTTCCGCTCCCAACAGTGCCCAGTGCGCGCTCATCTTCGACGATCTCACCCCCCTCATTACGCACCGACGTGAAGCACACGCCTTCTTGCATGAAGAACTCGCGATAGACCGTCTCGCACTCGTGGCTGTAGCGGTCGCCGCCCTTCTTTCGGAACTCTCGGAACACCGAAAGAACCAGGTCTTGGCGCCCGCCCTGATCGGCGGTATCCCAATTGATTGCGTTGCGCGCCGTGTAGGTGGAGAAGTACGGCGCGCCAGAGTCGTCAACGTTCACCACCAGCGGAACGCGGCCATGCGAGATCGTCTGGCGAACCATGCGCATGAACAGCTGCTTGAGGCTGAAACCATCGGCAGTAGCATTTTCTTCGATGCCCTTGAGGCCAGCAGGCAGCGCAATCTCTGGAATCAGCCTGGACACCAAGCCCATCATCGATCGAAGCGAGTCGCGCACCCAGTGGTCGTACTGAGCACGATCCCGGTAGTTGTCGTACAGGTACCGATTGCCGACCGCATCCAGCTTCTCAGCTTCGACCATTCCGCTTGGTTTGGGCAGGTTGCGGTCACGACGCTTGATGGCATCTTCGCCTTCAAGGGCGTCATCCATCATGCACCACTCATCGATGTGAGCGTCGTATTCAGGGTTCGTTGATTGCACGGGCATTATGCGAGGCCTCCTATACGGCGGACACCGCCTGTGCGTACGCGTTTGGTTTTTGCTACAGCGAAGTATCGAAAGGCGTCGGCGCCGTGTGATGTGCTGTCATGGAATGGTTTGTCCTTCCAGCAGCCGCGGTTCTCGTCCCAATCCTTGCGGTAGTTTTCGAGATGACCAATGCCTTCTTCGCACTTGGATTCGTCGAATATGCAAAGGGCCAGGATCTCCCGGGCCGATTCAATGCCGTCGTCGACGCCGGTCCTTGGAACGACCTGGAACTTGATCGAATAACGCTCGCCATCGATCTCGTATCCCTCTTTGGCGATATCCTTGCGGCTCTTGGCATCGCTGCCGAACTCGCGGTTCTCAATATCGTGGGGCCCCCAGTGCTCGGAATAGGTGTAACCCTTGTCCTTGAGCACCTTCATGTAATGGCGCAGGCCTTCGCCTGAGTTCTCGTAGTAATCAATGACGTGATACTCAGTGCCGATCTGGCGCACGAACCAGATGGCCGTGGAGTCGCCGACACCGATGTCCCAGAACGTCATCACCGGCTGGTGGCTGTTGTTTGGAATAACGCCAATCCGCTTGTTCGCATAGAGCTTGGCAAACTGTTTGGCGTAGTAAGCGCCCTCGACAGACTGCTGAAACGCCTCGGCCGGTAACGACGGGTATTCCCGTTTCATATCGTCGCCGAGAGACTTTTCTTTGGCCGAGTACCACGCTCGCTGGCCTGGGTTCGTGACGATCCCGTGCTTGGCCTGCAGCTCATTGAAATAATCGGTCAGGCGTTGCGGAATGACGACTTCAGCGGGGTCGAGCCAGTACAGGCCGTTACGCCACCAACTGAAGAAAAAGAATTTCCAATCCAGCTTGCCCAGCGGCACGCCGGACAGCTGCTGCTTCTCAGCGCTCTGCGAGTAATCGAAGAAGTACCCCGCCCGCCCCTCTGCCGTCGACTCAATGGTAACGAAGCAATCGGCGGCGACCGCCTCGAATGCCCCGGTGACGATCTCTCTGGCCTTGTGAGGAAACTTGGCGCAGATCTTCCCGAACTCGGATACGTGCAGATACCGTAGAGTCCCGCCCCGGAAGGATGTGGACACGTAGAGCGATCCGCCCTTGCTGAACACAAGCTCACCGGCAGCATCGTTAGAAGCAGGGTTGGCAGCGCGTATCTCCTTGGGAAGGTTGTCATACGCATATTTGATCTTCTCTCGGAACAGGCGCTTCGCGTCGTTCAGTGTGTGGGCGATCAGTGCGCACTTAGCCGACTCAAAGAGTGCGGCGTCGAGCTGGACAATGCAGACCAGCGTCGTGAAGCCCAGCTGGCGAGCCTTCAGGATGATGTTGCGGGTGTGCATACCCTGGAAGTAGTCGATCTGCTCCTGCGTCATGCGGAAGCGGACTTTCTTCCCGTTCTTGTCAGTGATGAAGTACAGGTTGTTCAGTCGCCAGAACCGATCCCTGAGCAGCTTCATGTGCTCGGGCTTCATGTCAGGCGTCCTTCGTGAATTCGTCCATCAGCTTGGAAAGTTCGTCGGCATCATTGCCACTCTGCTTGCTGTCGAGGTCATAAGCTTGGCGCTCAAGGCTGATCAGGGTCTTCAGCGTCTCCGCCATTTCCTTCATCGTCTTGGAGCGGCCAGGCAGGTCGATGATCTTCTGGTACAGGTCGTTACGCTTGTCTTGGCCGTTGTCGTCCGGGTTACGCATCAGCTCGCCCAACTCTTCGAACAGATGGCGGTTGTCAGTTAGGCCTTCCAGCTCATCCAGCAGCTTGTTGGTAAGTCTGCGGCCGCGCGAGATATCGCCTCGGTGAGCCATGCGGATGCTGGCAATGACCTCAGCGTTTACCTCGATAATCTCTCTTTCGGTATCCGCCTGTTTGGTGGATACCAGAGTGGATACCGTGCGTTTGGATACCAGCGCATCGGCCTTGGCCTGAATCTTTGCCTTGAGGTTTCGCTCCCAGCCATCCCGCTTGGCGCGCTTATTGATTGCGCCGTGAGTAATGCCCTGGGTCGATGCGATCTCTCGGATGGAAAGCAATCCGGCCCGGTAGGCGCGTTCGATGGCCTCCCAGTCGGGTTGCTTGGTTGTCATGGAGAAATCTCAGGAAACGAAGGTGGTATTGAAATAGTGGCTGGTTGCCGGTATTGATGTGGATCACTCAATGCAAGGAAGTAATCGATGTCTCAAACTCTTCACAACGCCTCTGTCACCGCAGTAATCCCACGCATCGCAGCGGAAACGGCTCGGGCTCATGCAGTCGCCAGCGCTCTTGAGTTGATCTCCGCCAGGGTATCGAGCGCCGCTTCCGTTCATCTGGATCAGGAAATGGAAAAGCTTTCCACATACGCTGACCAAATCCAGGCCGCCCTTAAGGTAAAGTGATGATGCAGTGCCGCACTAACCCTGCGGCACACCCGCTTGAGCGATCACCAACAGCCTCACCTGACCGCCAGTACCGGTATCC